ACACACGAGTGGAATTGAAGGATCGAGGAGAGCCTCGATAGCGAACGACTGTTCAGCATTTCTAGGTTCTACTGTGATGAGGCCATCCATTTTTCTGTTCATCTTTCTGATGAAACCTTTTTTGTGAATTCCTAATAATGATTGATTCGATTGAGATTTTCCAATTACGAATTGGTTTTCATTAAGATCTTCGTCTGGTACGAATAATCGACCAGTTTCATAAAATTCTGCAAAATGATCTGCAGTCAAATCCATAGGTTTCCATCCGCACAAGTTATCAACGTCTTCTTCGACTCGGTCTTTCAGATAATCTTCTACGCCGAGACCAACTGCATCACACTTAACTCGGAGGTTTATATCTTTGGTGATCACATATACGTTCTTTTTCTGAGAGGCGAGGTGTAATGCACAACCGATTATGATGTTATCGTTGTACCCAATGTCAAAACCTTCGGGGACACATTCGTGTATCTCCACGGAAAGTTCGAACCTATAACGCATGTCGTATTCTTCTTTTGTTCTCCAGCCGGACTCATCGACAGGTATTGATCTCATTTCATCTAAGAAACGAGTAACATATCTTGCGTTTTGGCCTACTAGGCCTTGTCTTTCTTTGAATTTGTCAAGCTCTTCTAGAACAACGAGTGGAAGAACTATGTCATTTCCTGGGAATGAGTGGATAGCCTGTGAATCGTATAGAAGTACTGAGGTATCTAGGATAAATGTCTTTCGCATATACTTTTCCTTGTAAAATTAAATTGCGCTCTTTACAATAATATTATTATAGGAGCATTTGATGAATGATAAAGACGAAACTTGCTGGCAAGCCAACGAAAAGAACGACACACCTTGCAAAAACAAAGAGTGTAGATTGTGGCTTAAGTGCAAAGCCAAACAGAATTGTACAATTATAGCAGCGCAAGAAGGTCCTCTGACGTTACAAGAGATCGGGAATTTACATGAATTAACTCGCATGCGCATTTGCCAAGTTGAGAAGGAAGCACTAAGAAAAATAAGAGATATTGTCTTAGGTACGTAGTTAAATATCTAGTTAGAAACTAAAATGGGTGGGACAAACGCCCACCCAGTCGAATCTTTGTGTGTTTGACAAAAAATTACTTTTCAGCTTTTCTGGCTTTATCGCTCTCGACTGTGATCTTCACGAGTTCAGCTGCTTGATTTTTCAACAATCGTAAGCCTTTTCGTGCACGAACACCGGCAGAAACATTTCCAGCCGCGTTTTTGTGAACGTCCAGATCGATACTCTCGATTAGAGTCTTGATTTCTTGCCACTTATTAGTGATATCGTTGCTCATATTACTCTCCTGTAATGATGTTGGATTTAGTCCCTTCACGAGACTGGGTTATTAATTGTGTCAGATCTTTCATCAAACTGACATTTTCTAGCTCCATCGCTAAAAGATAGATCATCTGCTCGAGTTGAGCTTGGTTCACCCCGTATTGCAATACGGTTTGAACGATTTCTCTCGCTTTGATCTTGTCTTGTATTTCTTCTTCTTCTGATGATGTGCCAAATTGTTTCGTTGTCATACGATCCTCTTTTGTAAGAATGGCTCTAAACGATAGCTACCGGGACCGTTGAACTTTAAGATCTTCCCTGTTAGGTCGCCACTCTCGGTTTCCTCCCGGTTCACAATAATAAAGTCACTCCATTTTTCATTTTGTAAAATGAAAAGTGCGTGTTCCCAATCAGGCACCTCGCAATCATACGTCTCAAGTACCTGTTTGACGCCGGCTGAAAGCATTAATGCGCAGTCTTGCTTTGTCATTACTGCTCCAACTTCTTGACCGGGAAGTATTTCTGACTTGCAGACGTCTATTACGTTGTGGATAACACCACAATTATTACATCTCGCATGTTTAGGAATAGCAGTGTCCGAATCATCGAACAAAGAAAATACCACAAATGAATGATACGTTGGTTCAGGATCTCTTCTGAACTGCGGCAGTACACAATGGCATTCGATAAGATGTTTAAGTCCTTTCATACGTTCCTCACAGATAGTAATTATGTGTGGACATGCATTATCGTAAAATTAATTTTGCTACCTTGTGTGATAATCTGCGCACCCAGTGGCACACCATGCCCCTGGTTTGTTCTTATATTCAAATCCGCAGCCGGTTACGTAACCATGTGCAGAGGCATTCAGAGTGGAAGAAGGGAACCTTTCGTCAGAGTTTATATCGCAGTGCACTACAATGTTGATGTTTGGTAGGCTCTCTCGTATCTTCCAAGCGATCGCTAGCGACTTTTCTACTTCAGTCCATAACCTATATCGTATCTCTCGTGGAGTGGTCGCAGAATGCTCCTTAGAGTACCAGTAAGTAACACATGGATTTTGATAAACTGCTATGGCTGTTGCGAACTTTGTTCCTCTAGAATAGAACTTAGAGTCGCACCCAACATGAACCTCATCATAAGATGCAATATAATCGATTATCTTTTCGAAAGTCCATTCATCATCGTCATCCAGCCACCACTTCATCCTTCACTCCAACAAGAAAACCGCCAATATTAAGTATCTCTTGTCGTAAGGATTGAGCAGTTTCTTTGGCTGCGTTTGCAAAACATTTGGGAATAGATCCAAATTCTAATTCAATTAATCCGCTGACAACGTAGCCATTGTAATGTTTAATAAGTGAATCTAGCTCTTCTATAGTTTGCTGATCTTTTTTGTTCAGCCAAACTTCTATGGCATCGTTGGACAACGATAACACTCGTTCTTTATATACATTTTGCAATTCTTCTTCTTCGATAGATTTCATTTTTTCAACGATGTTTGCAATATGAGTCGAGACATTCGCTCTTTTGTACAGAGAAAGACCATATTGAGACCATTCAAGACGATCAACTGTTCCCCATTTATCTTCGTTTAATACAGACGCTGATATTATATCACCAAAGTGCGCACTAATCAATTCACCTTTCGTAATTGCACACAAGTCGGCCGCTAGATTTATGGATTCTATAGAGTCACCATACGGAATAGGAAGTACGTTCAGAGAATTTCTTAGCCAATTCGTTGCTAATGTCGCACTAATCTCTTCTGGGAAAGATCTTGCTACAAGAAGTACAGGCCTTTTTTTGGAATTGTTCCATTGTAACAAGTTGTTAATTTCTCCTATCGTTTCGGGTGCTCCTTCGATCATGAGCACGATTGGATTAGTAAGCTCGATATGTTCAACGTTCCCGATGATTCGATGGAATTGTGCGTCTAAAGCCAATGGAAAACGAAAACAATTTCTGTATTTTATTGTAGCGTCTAATTCGTATGATGGTTTTAGAATTATTTTCGTAAGAGGTCCTGCGATGCTGTGTACTGACTTAAAAATGTCTTTTACAATCTCTGAATTTGTTAGAGACAGAGTTGCTAGCAAATACTCTTCGGAAGACTTCCTCTGGTGGATTCCGTCTATATCGTTATACAGAAACCACGGGACGTAAGATTCAGACCCTGGATAAAGGGCATCAGCTGATAACATCGCATCTAGTAGCATGTTGCGAAGAATTAATTCAGATCCTGTGAATTTATGTCCCAAGATCCATCTTCTCAGGCCCAGATGCGATGTTTTGTGGAGCCCTTTATGAACGAATTGTTTTTCTGTTTCATAAAGTTCCAATAATGATTCACACCAATTGAACCAATTCGAATGATTATCAGCTTTTTGGAACTTAGTCTTTACTAAAGCCACTGAATACATCCTTGAATGCTGCGCCGAGTTCTTCAGCTGAATTGTTGATAGCTTCTGCTTTTTTGACCTCAGTTCCATAATCGATAAGATATGTCCCTAGTCTAGAAAAAAGTCCTAAACAGAACGCTATGATCGAAAATGTGAATGACTGACTGTACATTACTAGACTAAATAATACTAAAATCTCTGGCATCTCTAGTTTCACTTTCATGTTCCCTCCTATTACTTATTAAGAACAGTTAATTTAATTCTATCTCTAAAATTTTAGTTGTACAAATTAATTAATTGAATTAAATTATCTCTATGACACAATGGTACGTATATATAGTAGAATGCTCAGACGGAAGTCTGTATACAGGCATCACCACAGACGTAGAGAGACGTCTGCTTGAACACAATTACTCTTTCAAGTCAGCAAAGTACACAAGGTCTAGACGTCCTGTACGTTTGGTTTGGACGAAAGAAGTAGAGGGAGGTAGATCTGAGGCCTCCAAAGAGGAGTACAGGATCAAACGTCTTAAACGAAAACAGAAGCAGGAATTAATATCCAGCAAACCCGTCAGTGATACCTAGTTCATCGTCTAATTCTTTCCAGAGTCGGATTAGGTCTTCCCAAAGGTACATGAGATCGTTTTTACAATAGACGTACTTTTCAGTTGCGGTCATTTGACCGTAGTGTTTGTAGTCCATCGCATCTTCGTCAACATTATTCGTGTTCATCTTTGGAAAATCAATCGATAGGGCGGTCATCTTTCGATAATTATCTTCGATTGCTTCCTTGGTTGACCTGAACTCTTCTTCCCATTCACCCCAATGTTCAAGCTGCAGTGCTTCTGGAGGGTATTCTCTTTGCATGTATTTTGCTTTGGTTTTTCCTTCCCATCCATGAAGATGTTCTGTCAATAAGGATCTACGAATGATCCGTCTCAATTTTGATTCTGTAATTCTCATTTTTCTTTTTTTCCCTTCGTTGAACCCGATGACTGTTCTGTCGTTGAATTTGCTTTTGATAAAGTTTGATAATTCTTTTGTTACGTTTACGTCGGACAAAGGTCGATCATCATCTTCATTTTCTAGGTCTTTAGTATATTGTTTGAGGAATGCATTCTCGATCGGATCATCGACAATCTTTGCAATGTCGTCATCGACGTCCATGTGATCTAATGCTGTCCCTGTCCTAGCATCATCAGGTGTGTCATACATGGCTTTAAGCATATCTGTTGCGTTCTTAGCAGTAGATAACCCGGGTATCTTCCCGAAAGTTTCGTCCCATAACGATGATTTTGCCCATTCCTCTGCAGCTTCTTTCCCAGCTTTTGCTCTTTTAGCACTCTGTGCGTACTTGATCAGTTTCTTGAGGTCTCCAACTGTCTGGACGTCATTTAGAGATTTGACTTTCTTGCCGAATATATCGGAGAGTGACATCTCATGCAGATATTTGGTACTTTTCCCAGTGGTGTTCTCCATCTGTTTGTCTAGACTGCTTCGTATGACACCTTTGTCACCGTGATCTCTCCAAGCTGTATATTCTCGTCCCCAACCGATAACATCGAATGCTTCTTCAACTTCATCTTCATGAAAAGTTAGTATGTCTGAAGAGAATGTTCTCTCGAGTATTTCGATACAGTCTTTTACATCCAACCCGCTAGAAACTGAATATTTCAGAATATTTATCATCTCTTGAACCATTTGGCCGTCCATGTGAACCTCCATAAAATAAAATCGGTATAACTACAGAGTAATTATACCGACTCATACGAAACAGTATGACTTTATTAAGAGTCACGCCATAGGTTATTCGAAGCATACGTAAGAACCTCTTCTGCAGAAGTTTCATTGTAGCCATATTCATCCATCAAAGTCTGAACCATATCTGTATATTTTTGCTTCTGTTCATCATCTCGAGTCTTGCTCTTGGTAACAATACGCGCCATATCCTTTACAGAGTTAATCAGATACGATTCGATCGCTTCCTTTAAGGGTTCATACGACCTGAAGTCGACCTTTACGCCTCTGCGCATTTTTGCGAACATGTAAGCAGTTACATCTGAACGGAAACCTTGGCGAGAAGATCCCGTGATACCAATGAGTTCCTCGATAGACTTCATAAATCGTTCATCAGGCTCTCTTTCTTCTTTTGTAGTCTTGCATTTCATCTTCTGTTTTGTAGTGTAAGCTTCGGCATTGTCGAGATATGTGTCGAACAACGACTGTGCTTGCTCTTCGTACGCAGTGATGAAAGCTTTTGCGATTTCAGTTTCCAAAATCTTCAAGTATTCTTCTCGCACAACGTTTTGAACAATTTCCAAACACTTTTCTCTTGTGTCTTCATCAACAATTTGTTCCTTCACCATCTTGGTGATCGATTTCATCACGCCAATAGGCGTGACACAATGGTTTTCACTCATTACCAATGCATGATCTATCGACTTCATGATAAAACGCGTAGAAATACCCGTCATGCCTTCTTCACGGTGCTCTTCTCTGAGATCGTTGATGTCGATATTTTTAACTCTACCCTTTTCAATTACCTCTTCACCATTGTAGATTTTCATCTTCGTAAGAACATCGCACTTTCCGGACTTCTTCAATCGAGACATTACTGAAAACATCGAAGCTACTTTGATAGTGTGAGGTGCAATATGCGCTTTGAAGTCTGAAAGGCCAAGAATCTTCTTGTAGATTTTGATTTCTTCGTTCAATTCGAGACAGTATGGTACGTTGATTTTGACCACTCGGTCCAAGATCGCTTCGTTAGTATGCTCGGACTTAAAACGATTCCACTCAGACTCGTTGCAGTGAGCAAGAATAACACCGTCGAAGAATACCATGTCATGCTTACCAGGCGCCGGCACACGTTTTTCCTGTGTAGCCGTGATGATGGTGTGAAGAAACTCGATTTCATTCTTAAAAACCTCGATGAGCTCAACGATTCCACGGTTACCGACATTAAAGGCACCCGTCAGATTGAGGACTCTAGGGTCATCTTCGCTGAATTTGTCAAGCTTAGATATGTCTTCAGAACCAATCAATACTGAAACATCTTGAGAATTAGCATCCATTGGCGGCACAGAGGCGATCCCTCTACGGCCTCTTTGTGAAAACGTAGAAGTTTTAATATTGAAATTTTCATACTTCCCATCGTATTCCTCGAGGAGCCGGTGTCGAGCAACGGGGCTGAGATCACCTTCAATCTTAACTCCTAGCATGTTTTCAAACTCAGGCCGTAGGGATCTAGGAAGCAACTGAAGTGGCTCCCCTCTCTGTGGATCACCATCAAGGTGGTAATATATCTCACCATCGAGTGCATCCTTGATGTGTTCGGTCAGTGCGGACTTTCCGGCACCTACTGGACCCATCAATAACAGAACTTGTCGAGATTCTTCTCCTCGCAGTGACGCACTTTTGAGGAAGTGCATCAATTTTTCAATGACTCTTTCGTTTCCAAAGAACTGTGATTTGAAATAATCATAGATCTTTATGTTGTCATCATTGAAGATCTTCTTTTTTCGAGGATCTTCATTGTCCATCTTGTTTACACCGTGCTGCTTGATTGCGTCATACAATCGTTTATGCGCAGGTTTTGCGATGTCAGAATCTTCTTGTAATTTTGTTAGATACTCAAGGAACGTTCCTTCGAACTTTTCTTCCTTTTTCTCATTTCTTTGTTTGTTTATCAAATCGAGAAATTTACTCATTAACGGCTCCTTAACTTAAATCTCGTATGGTGCGTCATCCACCATTGTTATTAATTTTACTTCGCTTCCCCACAAGTGTGAAATGTGGTTTACGACTTTTTCTGCATACTGTATTTCTAAATCACGCCCATCATGTTCATGATGCAACACTAATATATATCCATCTTCAATCGAATCTGCGTAAATTACTGGGATAGAATTGCCGGCAGTCTGCGCTAGTAACGTTTTCTTCACGTTCTCCCATCCTTCTTCGTCGCTTACGTCATCAACTTCATAGTATTCTGATTTCGCACTAAAAGAAAATAGATTTAATTCTTCGCAA